CGCACAATCACGAAAAAGAAGTCAAATATGACTTTGATTTTAAACCTAAGTTTTCTACAAAATGTCAGTTTGATTATGGAGAAAGATTGACTGATCTTCATACATCACATCCAGCTAGACATTATTGCGATAATAGAAAACTTCCAAAACTAGATGTTCTTTACTACACACCAGATTTCAAATTTGTTGTGGACAAAGTATCAAAAGGACATAACATACCAAAAAATGAAAAACGAATTGTAATACCTTTTTTCAATGAAAAATGTGAACTTATTGCTTTGCAGGGTAGAAGTTTAGATCCAAAAAATTCATTGAGATATATCACTATTAAGGTTAAAGATGTTCCAAAAGTATATGGACTGGATAGAATAGACCCAGAAAAAACAGTTTATATAACTGAGGGCCCATTCGATTCTCTCTTTTTGGATAACTCTTTGGCCATGGCGGGTAGTGATGTAGACAAATCTTACTTTTCATCATTTTCGGATATAGTTTTTATATACGATAATGAACCAAGAAATCGTGAAATTGTTAAAAAAATCGAGAATACTATTGATGCTGGATTCTCTGTTTTTTTGTGGCCAGAAAAAATTAAAGAAAAAGATATTAATGATGTAATACTGTCGGGAATAGACACATTAGAATTGCAGAGCATTATAAGTAAGAATACCCATAAAAGTTTGGAAGCCAAACTCAAGTTGGCATCTTGGAAAAGATGTTAAAAAATCATAAAAATACAATATAAAAAGAGGAAAAGAGATGCTAAAAGTAGTTCAAAGTAATAAAGATTCCGATGCAAGAAATATCATGTCTCAGTCAAAATTCTATGAGGCATATAGTAGATGGATTGAAGAAGAAGAAAGATATGAGTCGTGGGATGAGTCTGTAAAAAGAGTTATGGACATGCATAGAAATTATTATAAAGATGTAATGACGCCGGAATTGGGTTTACTTATTGACGAAGCTGAGTCTCTTTATAAGTTGCAATACACTCTTGGCGCACAACGTGCTTTGCAGTTTGGTGGGGATCAGTTATTGAAACATCAAATGCGTATGTATAATTGTACATCTTCGTATGCGGATCGTGCAGCATATTTTCAAGAGTTGTTCTATATTCTTTTATGTGGTGCTGGTGCAGGGTTCTCTGTGCAGAAACATCATGTTGCAAAGATTCCACAGATCGCGGAAAGAAAGAAACAAGCAAAGGGTTGGAAAGTAGAAGACTCTATTGAAGGTTGGGCAGATGCACTTGGCGTTCTCATGTCTTCATATTTTGTCGGTGGTGGTACGTTTCCAGATTTTGAAGGCCGCAAAGTATATTTTGACTTGTCCGAAATTCGTCCACAGGGTGCAGAAATTTCTGGTGGATTTAAAGCACCAGGCCCAGAACCACTTAGAAAGGCACTTGATAAGATTGAACATTTGTTGCAATCTCTTGTGCTAGCAGGTTCATCTGAATTGCGCCCTATCCATGTGTATGATATCTCAATGCATGCCGCTGACGCAGTTTTAGCGGGCGGTGTAAGACGTTCTGCAACTATATGTCTGTTCTCTAAGGATGATGAAGAAATGATGGTTGCTAAGACAGGTAATTGGTTCATTGATAACCCACAGCGCGGCCGTTCAAACAATTCTGCAGTAGTGGTGAGATCTGAAATCACAAAGTCTGAGTTTTCTGATCTAATGAAACCAATCAAAGAGTTTGGCGAGCCAGGTTTTTACTTTGTGGATAACACAGAACATACAACAAACCCATGTGTAGAAATTGGAATGTTTCCGCAAATTGATGGTGAGTCAGGATGGCAGGGATGTAATCTTACAGAAATAAATGGCGGTAAGTGTACATCCAAAGAAGAATTTTTGAAAGCATGTCGTGCTGGATCTATAATGGGAACATTGCAGGCGGGGTACACAGATTTTAAATATTTAAATAAAACTACTCAAAGAATTTTTGAAAGAGAAGCACTATTGGGTGTATCTGTGACTGGTTGGATGAATAATCCAGAAATTCTTTTGAACCCAGAAGTTCAAAAGGAAGGTGCCGAGATGGTTAAGAAAGTAAATAAACAAGTTGCAGACTTAATTGGTATCAATCAAGCCGCAAGAACTACTTGTGTAAAACCATCTGGAAATGCATCTGTATTGTTGCAAACTGCGTCTGGTATTCATGCAGAACATTCTCCAAAATATATTCGTCATGTACAGATGAATAAGGATGCTGAAGTGGCCCAATTGATTGCACAGACAAATCCATATATGGTTGAAGAGTCTGTCTGGTCGAGCAGTAGAACTGACTACTGTATTGGTTTTCCTGTACTTTCTCCAAGAGGTTCTTTATATAAGGAAGACCTATTTGGTACTGATTTATTGAAGAAAGTCCAGTTAGTACAACAAAATTGGGTAGAGAGTGGAACCAATGAAGAACTTTGTGCAGACCCTACTGTGCGACATAATGTGTCTAATACGGTGACTGTTGCGCCGCATATGTGGAGTGAAGTAGAAGATTATCTATATGATAACAAAGATTATTTCGCAGGCGTTTCATTCCTTTCGGGTTCTGGTGATAAAGATTTCCATCAAGCTCCAATGACTGAAGTGTTAGATGAAGATGAGATCGTTGCAAAATATGGCAGAGGTGCAATGTTTGCGGCTGGTTTGATTGTTGATACACGCAAGGGATTTGATAACTTGTGGGAAGCAACAAGTATTGCTCAAATGCCACCAGAATATGCTGGAGAAGTTTCTGATTTACGTGCAGAATGGATTCGTAGGTTTCAGAAGTTTGCAGACAATTATTTCAGTGGAGACACAAAAGAAGCAGAATATTGCTTGAAAGATGTGTTCTTGCTTCATAAGTGGACTAAGATACAGCAGAACTTAAATCCTATCGACTTTAATACACAATTAGAAACTAAAAAGTATACCGATATCGATACTATGGGCGCTGTTGCATGTCAAGGTGGTGCTTGTGAGATCACTTTTTAATTATTCTAAATACACAAGAATAATTAAGGAGAATACTTTTGAAAACATTAGGCTGCAATGAATGTGCTGGTGAATTTTCGATTGAAACACTAAACAGCGAAGAAGTTCGTTTTTGTCCTGTCTGTGGAGAGGCTCTTGAAGACTTTATAAATATAGAGGAAGAGCTTGACATGGATGAGGATGAATGGTTAGAAGAGTAGGTGGAATTGATTATAGTTTAACATGCCCAGCGGTATGTATTTACGAAGGCGAGAAGGAAGATTTTGATTTTGAAAATTGTCAACTTTTCTTTCTTGCCAACCAAAAAAAATATGAGGATTTTCAGTATAAGAATATTGAGGGTTCTCAACAAATAAAAAAATACGAATTGCCAGAAGAAAGATATGACTTTATATCGGATTGGGCAATGGACATTTTAATTTCCCACAATATAGAAGACATAGCAATAGAAGATTATAGCTACGGATCTCAGGGAAAAGTTTTTCATATTGCAGAAAATACTGGTTTATTGAAATGGAAGATGTGGAATGCTGATATGAATTATAGTTTACTGGCCCCAACAGTAATAAAAAAGTTTGCAACTGGTAAAGGTAATGCAAACAAAGAAAAGATGTATGAATCATTTTTGATGGAGACATCTAGAAATCTCAACGAAGAATTAGAAATAAAATCAGAAAAGATAGGAAATCCTGTCTCTGATATTGTAGATTCGTTCTACATTTGTAAAATGGCACTTGATATATAAAGGAGATAATTTTGTCAAGAGATATAATTGAAAAAGAAGATCGTATAGCAATGAATGAGTGGTTGAAGAACAATAAGGTTTCTGTATGCCCTCCATATTTAAAGACGGATGATGAATTGATAGTCATGAAACATCCCAGAAAAAAGAAAAAGAGCTCTTGACATCCGACATCACATTTGGTATATTAAGTTGTAACAAAGAGAAAGATGATTCGATATGACACAGACTGATACAGAATTTATGACAGAAATGAACTACTTTGACACATATGGTGACAGTTGTGAATTTTCTACACGGTGGTCTATGTACGGCGAAAATATTCAAATGGACAATGAACATCCTTTCAAAACCCCTATGGTAATTCAAAACAAATGTGATGTATGGGGATATGATGCCTCTGCAATATGTACTGGAAAAACTTGGGGAGATATATGGCAGGCCTGTGATGCAGTCATACGCAATTCATATGATAACGAAGGAAACCAAGACCATCATATCTTTATTGAAGATTTAGAATCTGTTGGTGATGGTGTTTGGGATTTGGTGACTGGTTCATGAATATTTTTCGACTTAATGATGACCCTCTAATTGCAGCAAGAGAGCAATGCGACAAGCATGTAGTCAAAATGATCGTAGAGAGTGGCCAAATGCTCTCTACGACACATCGTATGCATGATGGGTGGTTGACTAAACGACCGTCTAAATCAGGCAAGACGATGGTGAAATACTATGTACATCCACAAGAAGATATGGAAGATATTTTATACAAGGCTGTACATTTTCAACATCCGTCTACTGTGTGGACAGGTGAATCGAAACAAAATTATATGTGGCACTTCAGACATTTTGTAGAATTATGCCATGAATATTCTTATCGATATGGAAAAGTACATGAGACAGAAAAACTTATTCCATATCTCGCAACTCCACCTAAGAACGTAACTACATGGGAAGAAACTCCATTTAAATTGGCCATGAAGTCAAATCCAGAGTGTATGTTTCCAGAAGATCCAGTCAAGTCTTACAGATTATTCTATCAGACAAAACAAGATCGTTTCAAGATGGTGTGGAGCAAACGACAGATTCCAGAATGGTTTCAAAAAAGTCCTTGACAAACCCCTATGAA